CTGAGCAAAGAATTCCAAGTTAGGAAATCTTACTCTATTCACCACTATCTTATAACCCGTAGGCTGTAGAAAACTAGGTGGCTGTAATGTGGATGTAGTTGTTGCCATGAGAACTCTCTATTGATATAACCTATTTATACGTTTAAGAATATAAAAATAAAAAAAAGGGAGAGCCGAAGCTCTCCCAGTTTATTACCGAAGTAATGTGGCTTATGCCATTATGTTGTCAACTCTGAAGATACGGTAGTATTGGTTAGTTTTAACCGCTGCTAGACCGTTTGCAGGTGTTGCGCCAACGAATGGATTAGATACCATGCCGTAACGAGTTTTGAACCCGATTTTTGGCTGGAAGTTATCTTCACCAACCGCACGAACCATAGTTAATGGTACGTATGGACAATAGAATACACCAGCGTCATAAGGGTTAGTACCTTTGTAGCCAACGTTACAGTAATCAGTTCCTGAATACGGATCGATGTATACTTTAGTACGTCCATTAAGAACACCAGCGAATGTGTTGCCTGTGTCATCAACGTTCAAGCTTGTTGACAATGCTGGAGAATAATCCAACATGCCAGAAGCATGTAGAGCAGATGCTACGTCAGAAGAACATATAATAAAGTTACCTTTACCACGTCTTGTTTCTTTAGCAATAACATTAGACTCACGTTCGATTTGAACGATTAAGCCTTTGAACTTCTCAACAGACCAACGACCATCAGCATCTGATGACATGTTGAAGATACCGTTAAGAGCAGTAGAAGCTTGCAAACAACCAGTTTTAGCTTGGCTGTTGATAGTTCTAATAACTTCACGATTAACTTCAGCAAGAATCTCAGTTGATAAGATGTTTGCTAGTTCTGTTTCAGCATCTAAACCATGAATGGCTTTAAGATCCTGAGCAAGCTCTAATGAATATTCTGCTTTCAAAGCACGTGATTTTGCAGTCACAGTTGCTTTTTCAATGGTGAAACCCATTTCAGTGAAAGAAGAGTTAGGATCAACTGATCCACCTGATCCAAGACCCTCAGCGTCAGCTGTTGACATACCGCCAGCAGTTCCGCCTGTAACTCTTTCAGAGTCAAGTGAAGAGTCACCAGACGCGTCACCAGCAGTAGCACTAATTCCAGATAGACCGGAAGGATTGCTATTTTCAGTGACAGAAGAGTCACCAGAACGAGCTGTTTCAGCTTCGTTGAATAGTGCTTCTGTTGAAGATGTTGCACCAGCACCGTAGCGAGCTTTCATTGCGAAGATAAGTCCTGTTGGACCAGTCATCGGCTGAACGCCACATACGTCATATGCCATCATGTTAGGCATAGCACGTCGTACTAGAGAGATTAATACTGGGTCCCAGTTAGCAGCACTTGATGTAGCATTGCCTGGAGCAGCCTCAGTAAGGAAGGATGATTGTGCGCGCTCTTCACGAAGAGCCTTTTCAGTGTTTTCTAAAACAACTGCAGTTACAGCGCGTTTGTGTGAGTCTGCAATTTTGCCACTTGATTCTTCATTAAGAACTGGGCTCCATTTTTCGACTAAACGATCGTAAGTTTCCATCTTTAGATTCTCCTATTAAGATGATTTTTTAAGGGCTTGAAGATATGAATCCATTACAGAAGAAACTTCTACAGAATTATCTGCTGTAGATTCTATAAGGTCATCAACTACTTCAGCTGATTTAACTTCTCTAGAGAAGTATGATTCTTTGATAGTTTTCACTTTCGCTGAGAAAGTTTCTTCATCAATGAAATCAAGATCTTCGGCTAAAGCAGCCAGTTTTTCAACTTCAGTTTCAGCTAAGCCGTGAGCATGCTCACGAATAACTTCATAACGTTGGAACAATTCAAGCTCTTCAGTCATTTCGATATTTTTGCTGGTCTGTGAGTTTAATGCGTCTTCAAGTTCTTCAACTTGTTCTGCAAGGTCGTCTACTAGGTCAACTTTAGAATCTGGAACTTCGACATAAGATTCTACGAATAGATCTTTAAGACCATTCATAAAGTTTTCTGCGATTTCCGAACGAAGGCCAGATTGTATTGCAATCTGATTTTCACTCATCCAATTTTCAACCACGTAATTAAGGTAACTGTCGATTTTCTCGACAAGGTCCGATTTAGTGCTAGCAATTTCTTCTGCAAGCTCTTCTCCATAGGCTTCTTCGATTCGGCCAATTTCTTCACTTAGCTTGCTTTTAACAGCAGCTTCGAAAATAGTTGCAGCTTTATCTTTGAAACCATCAGAAAGAGTTGCTTCTGATTCGACTAATGCATCAAGATCACCGGAAAAGTCGTATTCTGCTTCTGCGATAGCTTCGCCATTAGCATCTACTTCTTCATGGTAACCAGCTTTAACCATGCCACCGCCCATGTAATTTTCATAACCTGCAGAAATCTGAGCTTTGCTCATATTTTGCATTTTAGCCATTACAGATTGGATCATGCCAGCCTTAGTTTTAGGCGGTTGAGTCTGTTTCGTAGCGTTGGCCGCAGCCTTTACGCCAGTCACAGAAGCTGTTTCCGCGTCTTTAGGATTGTCCGACAGTGATGCTTCAGAAACGTTTTCGTTCTCGTCAACATATGTCATTTCATCCTGATTTGTATCAGTCATGTTCTGACTCCTATATTTTATTTCATTAACGAGAGGAAATTCTTAAACTCACGAGTCTGAACCTCATAAAGGTCTGTTCTCTTTGCTTTCTTAATTTCGGTCTCCATTTTTTCAATTACTCGAGCTTCAATAATACCGTTATTCCAGATCCAGTCTACGCCTTCCATTATTCCATTAACAAAAGCTGCAGGCGCTGATGGATCTTGTACGATGTCTACCGTATTGAGAATAAAGTCGTCTTTGACGTACATTGCGCCATTACGTTGCTCTAAGCTACCCATACCACGTGTTGAAACACCTAGTTTGACACCACCTTCAAGTAGACCTTTTACAATCTTTCCATTTGGAGTATCTAATATAAGTGCTTTACCCATCACATTCTTGCCTTCAATATTAAGACTCTGAATAAGATGGGATACCTTATCTAGGTTAACAGTTGGACCATCTGGATGGTTTAATTCTCCAACTGCTCTCCCAGTTTTTACTTGATCGGCCACATATTTACCAACAGCTTTTTCCATTACTGGCATTGGATATATGCGCCCGTTTCTATTTTTTGCATCAGCTTGTGCGAATACACCTTCAATTAGATGTTTCTTCTTACCGTCTTTTTCTTCGGTAATAAACTCTACGTCATTTTCAGTATATTCTGTTATAAGCTTCATATTGTTTCCTTATAAGACTCTATAATTCAAAATCATAGTCGAGTCATTTGCTAAAGCTCCACCTGATTTATTTGTAATACGTACTTTAAATGATCCAGCAACTACTGTATGAACATCAACATCAGCTGCAATACTGGCGCTAGCTAAAACAACTGAAGTAGCAAGTACTTTATTGTTTGTAATTACAATGTCAGCGTGTTCTGTATCATCAGCTAACTCAGCAGCTAACGTAACAGTGTGACTAATTTTAGCAGTATTAGTTGTACCAGCACCTGAACTACTCGCAACATCAGTAGCTAGCGCTGTATTACCTGCACTTGCATCTAGAATATTTAATTCAGCTACTGTAAGAGTTGCGTCGTCTAAAATATTCAATTCAGCTGCAGTTGCATCAACCGCTGCTAATTTGGTAAAGTCTGCTTGTACTAATCCAGAAACTCCATCTAGTAAATTTAGTTCAGTAGCTGTAGAAGTCAATGCTACGTTTTCATTTATTTTTGGTGAGGTAAATGTTTTGTTTGTGACAGTAGCAGTAGAAACTGTTGATAGTAAAACTCCGTTAGAACCATCAGGTAATGTAAGAACATTATCAGCAGCTTGAGCATGTGGTGCCCCTATAAGTGTCTGTGCATGAGCGTTTGAACTCTCACAATAGAATTTTATTTGTGAAACTGCTGAACCATCATTTTTAAGATCAATAAGACCACCAGTTAAGAACATATCTCCACCAGCAGACATATCTAATACAAACGGAGTGATAGCAGAACCGCCGTCATCACCTACAATTTTAAAGTCTTTGTCTTGTGTTGCTACTGTCATTACGAAATCAGTAGAACTATTTGTCATTGTAAGAATAGAAGTACCGCCATCTTTGAATA